GACCTCATCCCATATCCCCGTAGACAATGCGATGTGGCGGCTGGTTTTCTTTATCTCATGTTGCATCAACGGCTTGGCCATATGATGTTCTCCTGTCGTGTAGTGCGTGCGCCATGAGCATACATGAATGCCCGGGGAAATCTAGGCAAAAAAAAAGACGCCCACCATCCCCCCCGAAGGAAGACAGTGGGCGTTGTTGTCAGGCTACCTTGTCTCGCCAGCTCTGGAGAACAAAGCTCTGGCGGGTGACGATGCCAAGGTCCGCACCGGTCAGCTGTTCGTAGAGCTGAGCCTCCTGATGCATCTTGCGCTGCGCGTTAAGGAAGTAGGACTTGTGCTTGCGTGACCCATCCATGCGCTGGGCGAGGTGAGCGAGCAGCCGGTCGAAGGCGTCGGCGTTGCGTTGATGGAAAGCGTTACCGACTGGGCGTGCGGTAGCGGAGATGTGGTAACAAGGGATAGGCAGAGGCACCCTCGCCGCACGCTGTATGCGCTTGCTCAATACCGGCCATGCCTGTGGCAGTTTGGGGTACAGCCAGCGAGCGTAGTGACCCAGAATGTAGAGGTGTTGCTCGTGGCCCTCTCCCTTATGCCCATCGATGTGAGCGATGGCGCACTGCTTGGAAAAGGCAGAGCCCGGGTGACGCATGCGGTAGAGGGTTGCACCCTTGCTGAAGTAGATCTTCTGGTTGTATCGCCAGATGCGATCCTTGTTGAGCTTGCTCCAGCTGTTAAGAACCCAAGCCAGCTCGTCATCGGTTATGTTGGGGAACGTCTTGTTCTCCCAGTTGCGGGTGAGGGGATGGCCGACGCCACTGTGAAATGCATCAATAACTTCCATCAGCTGTCCTCCCCAACCAAGAACACCCTGCCATCCACCCGCTTGATGCGGGTGTGGGGCATCAGCTCGACGCCGTGCATGCGCTGCAAGATCATCTCGGTGATGTCCGCCGATGGCCCCTCACCATGCATCTTGGTGATGCCATCGTGCTTGAGGTAGGGAGTGAACGCAGGCGGTGACTGCTTGATCTCTTTAAGCAGTTCGATTGCTGCCACCAAGTGCACCAGCTCTGGTGATGGGTTGTGCATTACGTCGCTGAATTTGCGGTCCCCCACATATTCAGATATGCCGGTGTATCCTTCGACTTCTTTGAGGAAGTCGTCGATCAGATTAAAGATCGTGTCCATCTTAGTCTCCAGTGGTTGTTGATTTTAAGGGGGGGGTCATCCCCCCTTGCTGTATTGCCGGTGCCGCTTGATCTTCCAGCGTTCTATCACCGGGTGACCGTATTCGTCCTCGTCTATGACGACGTGGGCCACCGTCTTGAGCACCCGGGCGTAGCGATACTTCCACCCGTGTGGATCGTTGACGCAGATGCGATGGGGAAAGCAGCGCACGTCGCAGTTGGTGCGGATGAATGCGTCGCCCATCGGGCCTAAGCCAGTGAGGTATTCTGGGTTGCCAACGTAGTCAAAGTAGACGTCGGTGTCTCGGTGGACAAACTGCCCAGCCCAGTTGTCGAGACTGATGCTGTGGCGCTCTTGAATTGAAGGGCCTGCCATTGCCATGGCGCTTCTCCTTGATGGTGAGTTTTTTAGGCAGGGCGTGAGCCCCGCTGCGTCAGCTGGCCGGGAGGAACTTGCCGTCCTTGACCTGTACAATGGGGCCTTGGAACGTGCACCGTGTCTCCCGCACGAGTGCCTTGAGCGTCTTGTGTGCTTGCCAAGAGCACCAGCGTTTGCCGTCCGACCAGATCAAGTCACCGTAAAAACAACGGCCCTTGTTGCGCACCTCCAGTCGGAGGGGGGTTGGTTTGTCTGTCATGTGTCACCTCTTAGTATCTGCTTGAGTTGGGTAATGGCTGCACTGAAATGCGGGTGGCCTGAATTGTTCGCGCCTAGGTTTCGCATCAGCCAGCGGACATTGCTTAGGTTGCTGACATCCCGACGTGCTTGCGGGATGTCCATTGTGTCGAGTATCTCCATGTGCTTGCCTCCAGTTAATTTTAAAGGGGGGTTGCCCCCCCCTCTTAGTTAGACGTTGATGCGGATCGTCTCGCCAATCTGCATCTCCTTGGTCGAGTTGCACACCCATAACACTGGATAGTCAGGCTCGACCTCGGGCGCGTCGCCGTGCCCGTCGGTGAGATACACCAGATACTGTGGTGCCTCTTCACCGTTGGCGATACGCTCGTCTACCCAGTCGAACACCGGGGTGAAGCTGGTGCCGCCGCCGCCCTTGCGCTCAATCAAGATGTCGCTGATCTCATCTTGATCATAGCTCTCGGGATGAACCTGCGTGTCGCAATAGAGCAGGTGCACCTTACTGGGCCGGGTCTCTTCGCAGATCGCCAAGATCTCCCCAGCGAACTGCTCGAACGCAGGGCCAGATACGCTGCCCGATGTGTCGATGCCGATGACGACCTCGCCCACGCCGTGCGGCTGTTGACGGCCCATGTAGATGCCGTCCTGTAGGCGGCGTCGGTTAGGCTGACGCCAGCTGTACTCGGACTGCCCACCTCGTCGAGCGAAAGAGTGAAGGCGCTCACGCCAGTCAACTTGTGACGTGCGAGCATTCTTAATCAGCTCCTTGACGTTGCCCGGCAGGTTGCCGCGCTTCTCCGCAGCTTGCGCAGCCTGCGCTACTTGCCGGGTCAGCTCCTGGGTAGCCTGCTCAATCTCGGCTGGGCTGAGCGCCGAGCCGTCTTCGTTCTTGGGAGCGATCACTCCCCCGCATGCACCGGGGTCCGCCGCTGACTGTGAGGGCTCACCGTCACCGTCGTCAGGCTGCTTCTTCTCTTGCTCGGTTAGCTTAGCATAGATCTGCTCTGCGCTGAGCCCGTCATAGTGGGGGTTAAACAGCGCACCGTCGGGCAGGTTGTTGCCGCACTGCTGGATGACGATAGGGTTGATGGCGTAGTCAGCTGCCACGTTCCAGCGCTGGCCGTCCCTATTGCCTACCCGCAAGTGATGCCGGTCAGTGACATGCAGCACCTCGTGAATAAGTACAGCGAGCAGCTGCTTGTCGGTGAGCGTCGAAAAGAATGCCGGGTTGATAAAGAGGTGCTTGCCATCGGTTGCCATCGTATCGATCTCGGCGCTGGAGGCAGGCACCCAGACGACCTTGAGTTGCATCAGCATGGCGCTGAAAAAGTGCGCCGTCATGCTCATGCGTGAGCGCGTAGTGCTCAGTCGTGTGGCCAGCTCAGCTGGCGGGGTGATGTGTTCCATCTTAATCTCCATTGTAGTGAGTTTTAATGGGGGGTTGGTTCCCCCCTTATTAGAACGCCGCAAGCTTGTCGAGGATGGCGTCGGCCTTGTCCGCCACGGCTGCACGCAGCGCGTCGTCCTCACGCAGCTCTTGCGTGTAGTCCTCGGCAGTTCCGGCACCAGTCAGCTCGTTGCCGATGTCGTCCAGCACTGAGCTGATCGTCGGGTCATCATAGATATTCAAGCCCGGCAGCACCTCGACCAAGTCGCGCAGGTTGTCGATGGTGTTCGACTTGAACTTGCCCTGGACAATGGTTGGCTGGGCTCTCTTCTTCTTGCCGAACTCTGGATTAGGAACCTCCTCGTAAGCACGCATGCGCTCTGAAAAGTGCGACACCTTGTCCTTGATGCGGGACACCAACTCGGTGACGGCATCGGACAGGCGCTCTTTGGCGCGCTCTTCGATCTCGTGAGCCCGGCTATCAACCATGTCACCGATGACGTTGACCAGCTGCGACGAGCCGAGATGCTTGCCCCGGCGCACGGCGAAGTAATCGGTCTCGGCCACAAATCGTGCTCGGACTTCCTCGACTGAGGGATAGTTGTCCGCATTGAACTCGCCGTTAAGCTCGACCTTGGCCTGCTCTACAAAGCCGGGCCAGTTGGTGCAGAACCTATCGACTGCCTCGGCACGCAGCTCTGCGAACCGGCGCATCTCGGATGACCAAAGCTTAAGGCCTCCGACGGTGACGACACGAGTTGTGTCGGACCAAGCCAGCGTCAGTGCGGTGTGACGATTGCGCCACGCACCGTCGATAGACTTGATCTCCGCCAACGTATCTTTCGATACGAGATAGGTGTCGAAGTGTCCGACCTGTCGGGTAGCGCCACTCGCTTCGCGGATGGCCCTCTCCTTAGAGGGGTCTCGCTTGACCCCTCCCCAGCTCTTGATATTAACGCTTACTTCCAGCAAGCGCTCGTCAATGACATCATTCTGCATGATGATCTCCTGTTGTTGGTGAATTTTAAGCAGGGGGTTGCCCCCCCTGTCATTAGTGGATGAACACATCCTTGTGCTTGATCAGCCAGTCGGTGTAGGCCTTGGCTGACGACAGCGGCTTGACCTTATCACCCTTCTCGCTGAACGCTGCGCTGAACCGCTCGGCGTCGGTCATGCAGGTGAAGGCCCACTCCTGATCCAGCCTGTCGAGGTAACGTATCACACCCGATGCCTTCCCGGGATCGCGTGCCATGTTGGTAGCCAGCGCACCCATCAGCGCGTAGCTAATGTCGGGTGTGTAGTCGATGCGTGCTGCATCTGGGTTGGCGATCAGGTCTGCGATATTCGGCAGCCTGTCGATCACCCGCTCGAAGGCGCACCAGTCTGCATGGATCTCTTCCCCGAGCGCTGCAAGCAGCAGTGTCTGCTCGACCTCGGGAGAGAGGTCCGCCTTCTTGATGTTCGAGACCATCTCCCAGGAGCGAGGCGTGCCGCCTTTGCCCTCGGCATCCAAGTGATGCACAAAGTTGGGCCTGTAGTTAAAGTATATCGGCACGTGATCGTACCAGCCGTTGCTGATGGCGTGCTCCTGCAACCCCTTGATGTCGAGGTCGATGTCGATGGTGAGCATGCGGTCCTGAATATGCGCAGGGATCTTGCTCTCACCGGCACGGTCTTGCTTACGGTTAGTGGCGGCTACCACTAGCCAGCCGTCTCTCAGTGCGCGGGGTCCGATGCGGTGATCAAGCATGACCTCGCTCAGCGAGTTCATCGACGCTGCCTGGGCCTTGCCAATCTCATCGATGAACAGCACGCCGAACTTGGTCTGGGGGTACCAGTCGGGTTCGGTGACGACGGTCTTGCCGTTCTCGACAATACGAAAGCCAGCGATCTCGGCAGGGTCGAGGGTGACTGGGCGCATCTCTACGACGCTGAAGTCCTCGGGCTCAATGTCGTTCTCGGCAACGATGCGTGCCGCTGCCTGATAAATGGCCGAGCTCTTGCCTACCCCCGGTGCACCGACGAGTGTCGGAACCAAGCGCTTGGGTAGTGACGTCATCATCGGGTAGCACTCGACGATGGTTTGGATAGCATGTTGAATGGATGCCATGTGGCACCTCCTATCTGTGTGGTTGTTGTGAGTTTCAGGCGGGGTTTATCCCCGCTTATTTTATACCTTGATGTCGAGGTGCCGTGGGCGTGGCCTCGGCTCGACGGTGAGCGCGTCCCAAACCTTACGGCTGACACGCTTGCGATTGGTTGGCCAGCGCACTGCCTCGCGCACCCGCACCCACTTGTGTCCGACAGTCGCCTCCACTGTGCGGTGTCCAGCGGCCACGGCAGGCCAGAGCTGATCGTTAAAGTTGCCTCGAAAATATTCTGTTCGCATTGTCGTCTCCTTGTTAGTGAGTTTTAAGGCGGGGTTGTTCCCCGCTGTTGTTAGAGGGTGGTGAGGTGCTCGCGTGAGCAGCTGTCGGGGGAGTTGAACCCTCGTCCGATGGCGGCGTCCTGATAGCCGTCCATGACGCCTTCGAGGATGTGGGCGTAGTCTTGGTTGACGGTCTCGACGCCATCGCCGCTGTTGTAGACGGCTTCGCCGAGCTCCCACTGTGCGCGGTAGACCTTGGCGGCAAAGCTTCTTGAGATGTCTGAGGGATTGATGGGCATGTCGTTCTCCAGTGTTGTGAGTTTTAGCGGGGCCAAGGCCCCGGGTATTAGAAAGGATCGTCAGGATCAGCTTTGCAGCTATAAGCTGGGCCGCCACGCGCTTCCATAGCGTCAAGCCCCTGCTTGCGGAGTTCATCCATAAGGTAATCATCCTCGGCTTGCAGCTGAGCCGGTGTTTCGCAGCCGTGAATGATGCACGCTTGCTCGTATGACTGATAGCCGTTGCCGTTTGCGTCTACATACATGTGTCGTCTCCATTGTCAGTGAGTTTTAAATGTTGGTTGGCTCAGAAGCTTTCCAGATACTCCATGGCATGAAGTGGACTGGGCTGCGGCAAGCCCGACGACCATCACGCCAGAGCGCGGTAGGTCGAAGTTTACTCCGGTAGCCGGAGGTGGGGGCAGGTCGTGAGACCTCGTGTCTTACCCTTCACTTCTGGTTACCAGTCCCGGCTCACTCCGATGCTCACTTGGTCGGACACTCCGGCGGGGATGTTCCCAGCGGTTTGTTGCCCACTGCTCTCCCGGGTTTGGACCCTGGGAGCGGGGGAGGCGGTGATCTCCGCCTGGGCTCGGCATGGGCCTTGCCCCCGGTCGTTGCTAACGAAACAACGACTGGACGTGCATAATGCACTTTGTCAACGCTACTACAAGTATAAAATGAACCACACGTGTATTTTCTTAGACATGCCATTAACGGTCACCCTTCTTGCAGTCTCGAAATGGAGCGCCCATACTTATGGACGCCGCCGCCGCCCAGTGAGCGGAGCGAACAGCACCAAGCATAGGAGACCATACAAGATGACCAAGCTAACCATAGTGGGGGGAAGAGAGGCGAAGACAAAGTCGAGAGCCTTGACCGGTAAACAACTCTGCTTCGTTGACCAGATAGTCTCGGGCCAGTCACAGACTGAGGCCTACAAGCATTGCTACAACACGTCCCGCATGTCAGCGCCTACCATTCACAGCCGGGCCTATGAGCTGCGATACTCTGGAGCGGACGGTGAGATCACGGTGAGAATAGAAACCGAGCTGGCCCGATTGCGGGACAAGAAGCGCCTATCGCATAGCAAGCGATACGACCTAGTCTGTGAGAGGCTACTGGAGGAGACCAACCCAGATCTCCGAGAAGACAGCACTCAGGCCGGTAGGGTCCAGGCTCTTCGAGCCCTTGGCAGCATACAGCTGGACCCGACCTCGACTGGGAGCATGTTCGTTGAGCGTGTCAGCACCGAGACCGCCGAGCGGTCGAGCGAGGATGTCATGGCTGAGCTTCAGCGCAGGCTGGCCACTCTCGACAAGTGACCCCCCTCCCCCCTGGCAGCTTACAGTTTACACCGGGGGGCCATGCCGGTCTTGCTGGTGACTGGCCACCGGCAACGACGGCGCGTCTAGCCGAGCGCTAGCGAGCAGCACTCCTAATCTTGATAGGCGCAAGAGCGCTACCCGGTTGGCCGGCTGGACCGGATCGGGCGACCGGCCTGCCCGGTTAGGCCCACCCCCTTTCGGCCCACTACTTCTGGCCGGGCTCGGAGACCCCCACCCCCTCCTGGCGGACCCGGCGCAGGGCCTCTCCCCCCCCACGCTGTTCCACTCAAACAATCCTATGGGTCCCATCTACCCCTACCCCCTGTTTTGTGGGCGTTCATGGGGAAGACTGGGCAGGTATGGGGTATACAAAAAATCTTATGTTTTAAGAAATCTTATATTATTAGGTAATATAATATTTTCTCCAAGTTTTGACTTAGTGATTCGCCTCTGCAAGGCCCGGATTACCGGGGCTATTTTTTATACTTGCGTATATATTTGCTATGGGCCTGGGCATGGGCATCCCAGAACCACTTATCCAGGGATCGGAACAGCAGTCCGAGGCGTTTACAGAGACGGTAGCGCAACAGAAGGGCGAGCTTCATTGGCACCTGCTGAATTGTGGGGGGAGATTTAACTATAGCAGGGTCGTTTATAAATAGCTATTGCTTGTTATGGTCTGTATATGTTACACCGCAGTGAAACATGATTAGACAGGGGGGGGTTATG